TATCCGTGTAATTGTAGTCACTGTTTAGTTCGCACCTGCAAACGTCATCTCTTTCTGCGATTCGTTTCATTGCTTTCTTTACTTCTTCGTTTAATTCAGCCGCGGAGTAGAGCGGTGTAGAAAAAGACTGGATTGCCAGCGTTGCGTGTTTAATATAATCCGCTTCGCTTCCTCCAGTCTTTTCGATCAAGATATATTTCTTTTCCTCGTTTTCCTCTTCCATTAACACCGGTACGTCCAGAATCGTTTTTAGGTGTTCTCTTACGATTTCTTCGATCATTTTCCCACCGCCTTTAATAAGCTGTTGTTTCCGTCGTCTCCTGTTACTTCCGCAACCGCCCTTGTTTGCGCTACATATGTCTCGACTGTTCCGCCGGATGCTCCGGCAATTTGTTCCGCGTGTTTTTGTATGTTTGCGCGCATCTCTTCCGATCGCAATAGTGCTGTGATTCCTTTTCTGTTCAAAACAATTTTTACTTTCTTACCCATATCGCTCTACCATCCACTTTTGATTCCATTCCAGCGGTATATTGTGTTCAATCCCCTGCTGTGGAAGCCCTATCACTTTCCAAGTTTCTCCGAAAAATTCTACTTTGTTGTCTTCCCACACGTGTTCATCCCCTTTGGGTATTGCGATCGTGTAGACTGCCTTTTTCCCTGTTAAGTTCAGCGTATCCAAAATTTCTGATGTGTTCGTGGGGGCTACAAGTACATTTTTGACTTTTATCGGCGTTTCTTTGTAGATCGGCTTTCCGAAGGCGTCTTCGTTTATTTTTTCTTTTTCATAGAGCGTTACTGTGATCCCTTTTATCATCGTCATATAGATCGATCACTCCTATTCTTTGTCGCTTTAGTCCGAGCCTTGCTAACTCACTTTTTTTAATAAATAAGCCTCCTCCCGGTACTAAGTATGTCCCCGAAACAGAATAGCCCAGAGCCGATTCCGACCGCTGCGTCATCGGCTCTGTGTCCGTTGACGTCATAAGTGTGCGCGCTACCACATCTACAACTACAGACTTTGCAACATTTTCTAAATATGGTTTTTCTTCTATCATTCGATCAAGGTTTTTCCCTACCTTATCGGCTTCCATTCTCAAGCTATCCTCTACTATTGGCAGTAAGTTTTTTGCGCGCTCTTTTTCGTCTTCCGTCAGCGATCTCCACAGTTTTTCAACGTCTTCAATCTTAGCAAAGTTATTCATCTTTTTTCACCGTCTTTCTCTTTTTAGGGGCGGATCTGGGCGGCTTTTCCGCCTCCCAGTCTCCGCCCTTCAGTTCGCACTGTGTTTCGATCACATTCCCTGTCCGTTTGTTTCTGTATATCAAGTTTCGTCTACCACCCTCGCGAAATATTCCGGCACAAGAATGCCCCATCCGAGATAGACTTCTGCGCGAATGTAAACCTGGTTGTAACCTTTTAAGTCTTTTCCTGTGTTGTCCGGATCGCCATATTTAATGATCTCCAAAGGGATTTCTTTCGAGAACCCCCACTTGAAAGCGCTGAAAAAATCGCCCACGATTGCGTGATCTTTCACAGTGTCGTTGTATACGGTCTTATTTACACTTGTTTTCATTCCTCCGAGAGATTCCGGCGATGCTCCAAACCGAAATTCCGGGTACTGTCTGACTCCGTTTTCCTTTACCGTTGCCATGTCTGCCCCGAATGTATTTGACAGCGCCATTCCTGTAACGTCTCCGTCTGATCCCTGCACCATTGCAATCGCCGCGTCCAAATTTGTATCCGGCGTTCCTTTTGTATATTTGACTTTTTGTGTTACTTTACTGTCAAAGTGATTCGTGCCTACAACTGTTGATGCTTTGCCCGTCCGTGGGTTGATGCCGTGAAATGCTGCCAGGTCAAAGCCTTTCGCTACTTTTGCCGCAAAACCATTGTTAAACGCTGTTAAAATATCAAGCTGTTCCTCTTCTGTCGCGTACAAAAATTCGTCCGAGACTCTCGCTCCGTACTCGAATTTGATCGGTACGATTTTTACCGGATCTACAGTAATGCCGCCCTCTGACTTTTTCCCGTTTTCTGCTACAATATCAATCTCATTGTCCATTGAGAAAATAAATTCTTTCAGTCCGTTGAATGGGATCGGCGTCTGTCCCGATAAAACCGCTAAAGATGATTTTCCCTTTACTTTGTTCATTAGATCTTTTACAAGTACCGCGTCAAATAAATTTTCCCTTCCTGTTGCCATGTTCTTATTCTCCTTTCAAATTGTTTAACATTTTTTTCGTTGCTTCTCTGATCGAGTCGTCTTTATTGTCTGTGTCTCGTGTAAAGTTCGGGTATGTGGTTTTTCCCTTCAAAAATTTAGAAAAGGCTTCCGCATCTTTCTTCATTTCGTCTTCTGTTTCCCCTGACAACTTCCCTGCAAGTTCGTATGGAATTCCGTTTTCCATTGCTACTTTTACCCTTTTCGATTCTTTTTCGTACTTTGCGATCGCGGCGTCTTTGTTTGCCGCATCTTCCGGGGATAAATACCCTTTGTACTTCTCTTCTGCATCTTTCGGTGATAAGTACTCTTTGTACTTCTCTTCCACAGCTTCCGGTGATAAGTATCCGCTAAATTCCCTTCTTACCGTTTCTCTTTCCTGTTCCAGCCGATCTTTCACAGCCTCCTCGAACTGTTCTCGCGTTTCAATAGCTTCAAAATCACTCATTTTTTTGTTCTCCTTTCCCCGCTTAATCCGGTGGTTTTGGTATTTTTGTATATTAAAAAAGCGCTGTTTCCAGCGTCTTTTTAATATCTTGCTATCTGTTTTTTTCGTTCCTTTGTTTCTGTGCATTTCCAGTATGCAAGGATCACACTGTCAAGCAGCGCGATTTCAACCCCTTCTTTTAATGATCTGTATCCGAATCCTCCGTTTGATCCTATCGCCCTTTTTTCGCTGTTGCTTACAGACTGTGTTAACGATGCTTGGTTGGAATGACAGATATTTCCTTTAAACAGTCCTTGTTCAAAAGTCGCGTTTGCTCCTATAATTTCTTTTACAGTTGGCAGGGTTGGTGCTTTCATTTTTGCATCTTTCATGTCTTTTTCGAGTATATGCTGCCCGTTCGCTCCGTCTACAACTACCGTTTTGGGTTTCATTTCCGCAATGTATGACAGTATCCAGTCGTTCCCTTCGCGGATTGTTCTGCAGTCGAGTGCTTCGACGAAAATTTTTCCTTCATTCGTTTTTGATGCTACCGACATCGCAACATGCTGTCCATCATGTCCATATTTAACCCCAACAAAAAGTTCTCCTTTTAATTTTGGTTTTGATGCGATCGCCAGTGATTCCCACTCTGTTTTACTAATCGCCGATTTTTGATTATATTTTAACCACAGTCCCAGTCTTTGGATGTTAAAATCTATATCATCCGTTGTAATTTCTGCCCGGATCTTCCTTTCTGTCAGTATTGTTCCTAACGACGGGTTTGTTTCGTACCACGCCTCAACATCGTTCGCGGGTGTCAAGTTTTCAACCGACCATTCCGCCCATCCGGAATCGAATCCACGACCGGCAAGTACTGTCTCCCTATATTTTGTAAAAACTGTTCCGGCCGATACCGCCGTTGGCGGCGTTCCAAGCATGATTGTTTGCGGGTTCTCGCTGTCTGATACGATATATTTCAAAGACGTCTCCTGTGCTTCCGTGTATTCTTGTGCCTCATCTATAATTAACACGTCGTATCCTTCGCCGAGTCCGCCCGATGATGTTCTTGTGCGGAATTCTACTACACCCCCGTCGCTTGTGTATAAGTGTTCTTTTCCAAACGCCTTAAATGATGATGATATCTTGATTCCTGCTTTTTCGCACATTCGATCCAGCCGCTCCCACACTGCGTGTGATGTTGTTGCCCTGTGTGCCGTGTACAGAATTCTTTCGCCGTTTTTCAGTCCCCATAGGCAGCGCGCTAACACATTTTCCGACTTTCCATTTCGTCTCGGCACTGAATAGCCATATTTTTGATGCATCCATAAACCATCATCGTTTACGGCCATAATGTCGCATTGTAGCAACTGCTGCCATTCAAGCAGCTCGTTCCCTGTCTTTGCGTACAGTTCCGCAGCTTCTTGTCCTCGTGTTTTTGAATAAGGAATCGTTACGGATTGAGTCGGCGTCTGACGTCCTAACCTCGTTTCCGTCATGACTTTCCTCCTGTCTTTTAACTATATCTTTCACGAGCAATATCACCCCATTGCCCGAAGGGACATTTTTTTCAAATTGCATTAAAAAAACGCGCTTTTCGCGCGCTTAGATAAATGGAGTTATTTCTTTTATATCTTTCAAAAATTCTTTCGCTTTCTCTATTAAGGAGTTGTTGCACACATACGCAATCCCTTCCGGTGTGATCTCTGCCGTTTTTAAATCATAAATCAATTCTTTGCCCCACACTTTTTCTGTTTCGCATGTTATATATCCGTCTTCAATTAAATTTCTCATGATATAATCCCAGTATTTCCGGTTGATCTGCAGTAGTTGACTGTCGTGAGTAATCATGTTCGGGTTTGTATCTTCTCCCGATTTCAATTTTACATACAAGTACGATAGTATCTTGTATACAATTACAAAATAATCGTCCTTTGCCATTTCGCCTCACCCTTCGATCTCTTCTATCATTTTTTCAAACATTTCTTTTTCATTCATTTCTTCCATGTAGAACAGCTTTCCATCCTCAAACATGTTTTTTTCCACTTCTGTTTTTGAGAATGCGTGTTCTAATACGATCGCGTTTGCCCAACTCAGCCCCGATACAATAAAAAACTCGTCCTCTCTTACAGCAAAGCACTTTTTCCCTCGCACTTCTGTTTCTTTCTTGTATCTTCTTTCAAATTCTTTTTCTAACGCCTTGCATCTTTCGTTAATCTTCTTTTTCTTTTCCGTTGATATCATATCTTTTCACACCTCCTTTCCCCGTGGAAATTTTATAGTATTCGCCTCCGTGATGACTTCTTTCTCCCGGGTGATACATTAACAATCCATCTCCCCCAAAGTTTACCCTGTATCCTCCACCCTCTTCAAATGGAATATCTCTGTAATTTTTCCCTTTTAAAGGTTTTGTCTCATATCCCGCATTCTGTAGTGCATGGTATAGACCTCTTGGAGTGTATGCACCTAACATTTTTGGGTGTCCTGATATTCTCGAAGCAAGATCCAGCCCGTTTTCCTCTTTGATCCTTTTTTCTTTTTCCTTTGGTGTTTCTTTTATTTTACCACTTTTTTGTTTATTAGACCATTCTTTCGCATTTTCAATTCTTCTTTTTGTATCTTTCTTATCTGTCGTTTTCTTCGTGTGTACATTTGTTACTTTTCCGTCTCCAGCGTCATACTCTACGATACACCTACAGTGCTTGTGTCTCCTGAACACATCATTTCCGGTGTCTGATACAGCTTCGTAATCATATATCCCCGTAAGTCTGTCGCACCATTCGCAACATTTTCCCGTTGATGTTCTTCTAATTTTGGGTCTTAACCCTGCTTTTGAGTGAAAATCTGCATTTTCTTTTACCGCTGCATCTATTACAGACTGCGTAAAGTTTACGACTGCTTCTCCTAGTATGTACGCGACATCCTCGTATTTTCCTCCTGATACAATATTAATAATTCCTCGAACCCTATCTTCGTTCATTTCCGGTTTTATGGCTTTGATTCCGATTCCTGCTTTTTCGTTTAATATCTTTTGAACTTCTACTGCTGCCTCCGCTGTAATATCATAATTATGTTCCAGTCGTTCCCTTATTATCCTGTCAGCGATATTGTAATACATTTTGCCATCCGGTAATATTTCTTTTGATAGGTTGCTTTGAAATGCATCCGTCAGCAGTTCCCCCGCTTCGATCGCGAAATCATTTGCATCTTTATATGTCGCTGTTTTTTTCTTAACCTTTTCCCGAAACGCTTTGATCGTCTCACTTTTTTCAAGTTTCTTTTCAAAATCTTTTTTTATTTTTTCCAGTAACTCCGGTGCGATATCTTCCATTTATCTCCCCTATATCCCTGTGAAATCTCTCATTTTATCCTGCGTAATATATCCCGGGATTGCCTGATTGATTTTTATAGCTCCGTCTCCATAACTACTCAACGCGGCCGCATCCGGTTCAAAGACCGGTTCCCATTTTGGTTTTGTTAAATAAAACTGCCTCCGCTCGTACGGGTAGTTATCCCTCAAGCACGCCGCGATGTACCCCGCGTTTAAAAAACCTGTGCCAAACGTCCTCTGCGCTTTCCTTGCGATTAGTCTAAGATTTTCGTGACTTGCCTTGATTGCTTCCGCACTGCTTGGATTGTCTGTTACAAACCCTAGATCGTCCAGCGTTAGACCTGTCTCTCCGGCAAATAATCCGGCGAACATTTTTAGCTGATCGTTGTGAGGTGACATGCTTTGCTGCGCAAATTGCCCTAGCTGTGGTTTGTCGCCGCCCTCGTCTTTCGTAAACTCCAACAAGCTCGACATTGTAGCCTTCCATTTGTTAATCGGTTCTAGATCGGGGTCAGTTCCAACTACATATTTTTGTGGGAACGAGTAAAACTCTGCCGCGATTTCTGACCGTTTTACTGTCCTCATTGCACTGTTGACAATATCCATACACGCTCGACTGATCCTGCTATGGCCAAACGGTCTTACCGCGTCCGGCCGGAATACGATCGGGACAAGAAGCGGGTGTGGTGCGTTGTTTTTAATTCTCTCCGGCGTCTCGTCTCCTTTTCTGTATATCCATGTGTCGCCTTTTGTAAAATATGCTTCTGTTTTCGGGTTTTTGTTTTTGTCTCGTTCGAGTACGGCATAACCTTCCACCAGCAGACCTGTGCTATCGTCTATGATTCCTGTTGCATTCGCGCCGTCTATTACTTGCAATTTCGGAAATCCTGTTTTGTCTACTGATATATAAACAAAACAACATGAAGAAATAAGTGCTGACAGTACGGCGCTGTCAAAAAATGTATCCGGGTTGTTCATCAAAAAAATTTCTCCGATGTCAAAATTATCATTTGCGAATTCTCTGAATACAATCCTGTCTGCAAGGTTATCCACTGCTTTCCCACACCATCCGAGAACCGACTGTACGTTTCTCAATTCTGGCGGTGTCGATATCTGAAAATCCTTCACCCTGTTCTTCATTTCATAGTATTTGTAACGCATTTTCACTCGTTCGCTTTTTATCTGTAAGCGTCTTCGTAAATAATTTACCCCTCTGTAATCTGCCATATTAGCTTCCTTTCTTTTAGCGTGTGTTTTTTTTCACAGTCAGCGTGAAGTAGATTCGTACCCATGTATAGGGGTGATATGCCCTCCTTATTTCCTATTTACTGTGTCTCATATTTTTCCAATCAAACGTATGCGGCAACACTCTGTTACTTATAACTTCATCCTTTTCTTTGTCTCTCCGCTTTATCAGCTTGTCACTCTTTTGCCTGTTGCACGTCCAGTGTGCAAGCTGAAGATTGTTTATGTCTGACGGATGTCCCCCTTTTGCTATCGGAATAATATGATCTATGCACGGCGACAACGGATGCGGATATTTTAATCCGAAGTCAACCGGCTTCCCGCATATCCCGCACACCGTCTGTGTTGCATATATTTTTTTCTTATTCCGTTCAAACGCTCCTCGGTGCGATCCATCTCGATCCGGTCTGTATACCATGCCTTCATCTTCTTTCTTTGATCGTGAAAAAAGCAGCCGACTTTCGCCTGCTGCCCTTTGTATTTCTCTGTTTACTTTTCTTCGATTCTTTTATTTGTTTCCGCTGTTCTTTATTTCCCCAGCTCTTCTGCTAACTCTCGGAATACTTCCGATAATTCTTTGCACTCTTCTTTGGTTAAATCATGCCCGAAACAATAGTCACAGCATTCCATCAGTGTAATGTTTTCTTCGTTCCATTCCAGCGAAAATACTCTGTCTTTTTCCCCTAGTTGTTTTAAAAGTTGCTCATGCTTTTTAACTACCTCTTTATCTTTGTATTGATCGTAATTGCAAAACATGTCATCACTCTCTTTCAAAATAATCCTCGATTTGCCTTTTTGCTTCCGTTAATGTTTTCATAATATTTCTCCCGAGCAGCTTCTCTTGATACAGTTTCTTTTCGGTTCTCGAATTTAGCGGTACTTCTTCGAGCGATTTCCATGTATATTTTACTCCGTATCGTTTTGGGTATTGTTTCGGATATCCATTCCCCGTAATCACGCTCATCTTTTCAAACTCTTTCAAGTGCTTTTGTGCGTTATTCGCCGCCGCCAGCGAAAGAAATAATATTTTTTTGTTCTTCCGGTACTATTTCTTTCACTCGTTCATAGCAGTCCATTATCCAGTGTAGACAACTCCCGAGTCGAAAATACACTTCTTTTTCGTTCATATTGTATTCTATCATTGCGCATTTTAACTCTTCGTATGCCGTATTCATACTATACAGTAGCATCTCTTTGTTTTCGATTTTCATAAAATCCCTCCACGCGCTTTTCTCTTATTATATCTCACCCGAATCCGTGATACAAGAAAGGACACCCTTTCGGATGTCCTTGCGCGTGGTTTTGAGGGGATTATTTCCCTCTTTGTCTTTTAATTCAGTTTATACTATATCACATTTTCGAGTCTCACGGAGTCTCATTTTATAAAATTTCTATAAAATTTCAAAGTTTTCCAGTGCACTATCATATATTCTGTATAGTTTCGCCTTACTTACTCCCATTTTTCGTTGTATCACTTTATTGTTTTCTCTAAGTAAATAGTACCTTGTAAGCGCTTCTTTTTCTTGCTCATCATTCATTTTGTTTATTGCTTTTCTGATGCGTTCGTACCGGATCACGCTTTCAACCCATTCTTTTTTTAACTCCTCCATGAGGCTTTCGATCTTTGCCGTGTAATCTGATAGATCCTTTTGACTGCTGCCCCGTGGCATCCCATCGCCTTGCAACGCCGGAAACATCGTGTCAAGTCTTAGTTGTTGTATTTGGTCTTTTATCAACGCTTCTCTATTCTTTGCTTTTATGTATCCCTTGAGGTATTCTTTTTTCTGTTCGATTTCTTCCCATTTCTGCATTATTATTACCTCTCGTCCTTCTCCAGTATTCCAGTACGGTTTCCTTTCTTAACTGCTGCCCCTGCGCTCGGATCAGCGCGGCAGCACTTGGTTCATTTGTGTTGCTCAATGTATCAGCTCCTACTCTACTTTCATAAATCTGCTCATAATGTGTTTCTTGCATGATGACTTCTCTTTCTTAGGTTGTCTGTACGGCTTTGGAAGTGACTGCCATGCGATCACATCCGGATTTTTCCATTCTGGATAGTTATCTAACATCCACCCTTCTTCTTTTTCGTAAAGTGCAAATTCAAAAGCGTTATCAAATAATATGTTATCTGCTGGTTTTCCGCTTACTTGTACCAACACTATTTCTTCACAATCTTCCGGCAATCTCTCTTCTACCGGAATCCAACCATCATTGCTAGGGACATTTGTGTCCTTACCGACATTAACAACTATCTTAGACTCTCCGCAAAATTCAAAGCAATTATTAAGCCAATCAATAACATAGTCTAAATAATACGAGCTATACCCCACTGTGTAATGATCTTCACCCACTTTTTTGTACTTGATCCCATAATATGGTTTCCCGTCAGTCTTACGCGATATTATTTCCGCGCTTGTTACTTTTTCTTTTTCATTCATGTGTGAACGAATGATATCTTTTACCCTACTCGCCCGCACATACCCATCCACCTCCATATTACCTATATAAATAGGCGCATCTTCTTGAAATGTCGCTTCTTCAATCTCTTCCAGAATCTTCTCTAGTACATTCATCGCTATTCTCCTTTTTCGGTCTGCCACGTTTCCGCATCCCTTTTAATCCATATGCTTTTACTCCAGCTATGACCGTTGCTACTGATATGTCTAACAAATATGCTATTTCTACGTTCGACTTTCCTTCGTTCACATATTTTTTCAGTTTCTCTACGTCGTAACACTTTTTGTACATTCGTTTCCGTGATCCGTCTTTTCCCGCATCGCTTTCCATTTTTACCTCTCCATTAAAATCAACTTAATTCAACCGATCTAACGGACATTTACCGCTCTCTCGTTGCATATCACACTCGCCGTAGCTGTCTATTGTGTTTCTGTACTCACAGTAGTGCTCGCATATGTCCTCGCACACCTCTTCAATGATCGTTACTGTGCTTTTTGTTTCATCTTCCATCGATTCACCTCTTTCTAAGAAAATCATTCAGTTCCTTTGTGCACTCCCTGCACAATTCATAATCACAGTATGAATAATCATATCCGCTTGGATTCCCATTTAAAATGCTTAATATACCAATCTTTTTTAACTTAGAGGTCCATCCGATATAATGAATCTGTTTTCCACATCTATCGCATACTTTTTTACATATCGTTGCCATTAAATCCACTCCAATCTAATCTTTGTCCGCAATCATCACAGTATTCTTGCCCGTATACATCTATTGATCCGCAAGAAGGACATTCGTACATGGGTGCAAATTTTGTTATGTGTTCAATCGGCTTCTTTTCTGTGCTTCGTTCTTTCAATTTGCGAATTTGTTCCGGGGTGAGCCCTGTATCCTCGTACTCAGCCAACCGATTTGCTAATTCATATACCCCATCTTCCATGAAATCGCACGAATGATATGTATATCCTGCTTCTGTCAATCTTTTCATTCCTACTCTCCTTTCGATCAAAAACCTTTATCGTTTCACTCCCAAATCAAAAATACTTAACTGGTTTTCTACTTCCTTAAGTCTTTTTCTTGCTTTTTGATACATTTTCTCGTTTATTTCAAATCCGACATACCTGATTCCTGCTTCATGGTACGCGATCAGGCTGCTTGCGCTGCCGGTGTGAGTATCAAGCACATTCCATCCCGGTTTGATGTACTCTCTTGCAATCCACCTATACAGATCTATCGGTTTCTGTGTCGGATGGATCCGGTGCTCGTTCGTTTTTTTGTTGCCTTTTTGAATCCACCCTTCGTCTACGCTTTTGCCTTGCATCATACCATCCCACATGTATCGGAATGTTTTTACCGTATCATGTAAACTGCAATACGCTATCTCCGCATCAGAAAATGTCATGTTGCTTCTGCATTTATCCCATACAATCCGTCCGGATCCGAAATGATAATCAAAATAATTGCATCCCCATACAATTTGATGGCGTGACACTCTTATGAGTTCGTCAAAATACTCCATTCCAGGTACATCCCATGTATCAATTATGTCGTATTCCCTGCGCTTAATCAGTGTTGTACTCTCAGACCTACCATAATATCTGCGCTTGTTTGGTCCTGCAAAATACGGCGGATCTACAACAGCGATGTCAAAAAACTTGTCTGGGAACTCTCTCATACCGTCCATGCAATTCATGTTGTAAAATCCATAATTTAGCATTTTAATCACCTCATCTCAACCGCGTACTGGTTTCTTTACTTGTTCGCTCTAATCCCCAACTCAATCCCTAGTTCTTCTTTGATCATTTTTATATAATCATTCCAACTTGCCATATCGTCCATGATGCACTCCGCTTTTTTGTTAAATCGCTTGATAAATCGGTCGCATCTTTGTGTTCCAAAGCCGAACTCGTCATGTAAGGTCGCTACGGAAAGGATTTTTACTGTATCTACTGTCTGTTCTTTGATCTTGATTGTCGCTCTGTTAATGTCTTTTTTTGCTAAGGCGGTGCGGATTCCGGTGATATTCCTGAATTCAATTTCTTTTTCAAGTGCTTCGACACCCTCGTTTTTGACGATTTCGAGTGCCATTAATAACCCGTCTTCCCGTCCTGTTATGTAATCGTTTCTTTTCGCCATTGTTTTTCCTCTTTTTTATCCTTTTTTTCGAGATGTCAAAATCCCACTTTCAAACAGTAATTACTGTTTGTAGTGGGTTTTTGATTGATCCTTTTTTCTATCCTTTTATACTATAATTTCTTCGGCGCTTATGCAGTATTTGTGATGCAACCCTTTTTCTGTCCTGTAATAAAGATCGCCTGTTTCGGCGCTCCATCCCCAATCAGTCACATCATAAACGGTCTTGATGCCTGTTTTTGTTTTAATTTTTAAAATTCTCACGTTTTCCTCCTTTCTCCCGCCGCATAAAACGGCGGGGAAACCTGTATTTACTGGTTGCGCGTGACATTTTATGTATCATCGCCATACGGCGGAGGTACTAAAGGTAATTCTTTCTTGCGATCTGTTCCCATTCTTTTCGGGTGTGGGTCTTTTCAAATTCCGTTTGTGCGATTTTACAGAGCAGCTCCCTCATTTCTCGGCTGTTGTGTACTGCCTGCTGCCCCGTCCGGTGATGTTCAATGCATAGGTCTACTTTTAACCCGTTTTCTTCGGATATTGCTCTTTGTCCTGCCCCGAACAGGATATGATGCTCTTCCGTCTGCTTTACGGAATAGTCACCATTTAACCGGGCGCATAAGTAGCAGATGCCCTTTTGACTGTTTAAAATGCTTTTTTTGTGGATTTTCCGTTTTTTCTTCTTTCCCGGCTTCGGGAAAGCCATGTCCGAATAGTCAATGCTCATCTTCCGTCTCCTGTGTGTATAACTCATGAGTCCCGTTTAGGATCTTTAGTTCTTCCAGTGATCGAAATGAGAACCCCATCTGCTGAAGTAATCTATAGAAGTCTCTTAGGCATTTCATCCCTTTTTCGTAGTGTCCGTAATAGTCAGTTGCTTCGTACGGCTCTGCCGTCCGGGTCAAGAGGATCAGCATTTGCTTTTCTTGGCTTATTTCTGCAAATTCTTTTTCGATCCGTTCTTTTTCCTCTTCTTTCGCTTCGTACGCGTTTTCGATCCCGTAAAATCCATACACCGCGTTCATGTGTGCTACGCTTCCGCCGTCCGTTATCCGGTTTATCATGATCTTCCAGCCTGTTTCTTTTACATCAACTTCTTTCGGTATTGTGATTTTTCCCGACACAAGTTCTTTAATAAAATCGTTCCTTTCCCTTCTCATCCTTTTCAGGATTTCCGTTATTTTTCTTTTGTTTTCCTTGATTTTCTCCGTTTTCTTTTCCTGTTCCGTTTTTTCCCGCTCTTTTTGTATTACTTTTTTTACTACATAGATCCTATCGTAGTATTGATAATAATAGAGCTGATCTTTTGTGTCTTGCAGATCGATTTTTGTTTGATCCTCCCACTGTGATAGATCAATATTTGTTATCTCTTTCCATTTTCCGGTCCATCTTTCTTCTTTCGCTCTTTTCGGCGCGGCTTTTACTCCTTTTTCTTCCAGTATTTCAAACACTATTTGAGCGTTTTTCTTTATTTTTTCTTCTTTCACGGCCTGTTTTGCTTTCCATGCGATTTCGCGTGACGATACTGCAGTCTTAAGGATTTCATTCCTTTTTTTGATGTCTTGTACCTTCTCCAGCTCGTAAAGGTCCGTTAATGTGAGTTGGAAGTCCTTATTTTCTTCGCGCCTCGTAAGTGTTTCTTGATCCAGTTTTGCAAGATTTAACCTATGTCGTACTGTACTTCTGCTAAATCCGGTCTTTTCCGCGATTGTTGTTTCTGTTTCTCCCAAATCCAACATGAGCTGGAATCCTTGTGCTTGCTCGCTTACTGATAGATCGCTGCGCTGCATGTTTTCCAACAACATCGTTGATATTTGCTCTTTTTCCGTCATTTCCACAACGGAACAGGGCATTGTTTTCAATCCCGCTTTTCTCGCTGCCGTCAGTCTTCGGTTTCCGATCACTACAAGATAGTGGTCTTTTTTGTCCGGGTTTGGTACTACAGTCAAATTTTGCATTACGCCACGAGCTTTTATGCTTTCCGCCAGCTCGTCAATGTCGGTGTATACCTTCCGCACGTTCTGCGGGTGTATGTCTAACTGTTCGATTGCAATATCTTGTATCATATCTGCTCTCCTTTCAGTAATTTTTCCACTTCCCACCAAGTAAACGATCTTTTGATCCCGTAAGGGTTTTCAAAAAGTGCGTGGTGTGGAAACGCTTTTAAAAAGCGCATCCGTTTCTTGATGGCAGTGTGTTTTTCGCTTCTTTCCGGCTGCTGCCGGAAAATCAACGTATATATCTTTCCTTCAACGAGTCTTGGGCGGTTGCCGATGTATTCCCTTGCGTTTTTCGCGCATCTTGCTTCTTTTGTAATTCTCATGGTGTCCTCCTTATGTTAGTTCTTCTCTTAGCAATCCCTGATAATCATTGCTGGCGCAAAAGCGAAATTCCGTTTCGTGTTTCTCCGCTTCCTCAAGGTACATTTTCCATAATTCTTTATTTTGGACTTCCGCGCCTGTGGCTTTTTTCCACTCGGATCGCCGCCACTTCTCCGGCGCTCCTTGTTCTGAAATATTTTTGATATAAGCGTTATCAGTGTGAATTACAACATGACACTGCTCTTTTAATTTTTGTAATGATTTTATGATTGCGATCAGCGTCAATCTGTTGTAAGTAGATTCGCACTCTTCGCCACTCATGACCCGGTATGCTTCTTCTCCGTTTGACCTAGTAAATACTAGGGCGGATGCGTATTTCCCATCTTTTACAATGGGGGATTTTATGGTGGTTTCTATGTAGATATTTACTGTTTTCATTTTAAATCCTCCTGTGGATTCTGATCAGTGTGTATCTGCGGTATCTCATCCCCGTAGCCGGGTTGATCCCCTCGTAACTGTTTGCGATGTAATAGCCTTTTTTGGGTTTTACTTCTTTTTGCCAGCGTACAAGTTTTTGGGATTTCGGTTCGGGTAACGGCATATTTTTCGCATGGTTGTAGCTTGCTTCTTTTAGTCGCGGTTTTCCTTTGCTTCCGTCCGATCGTTTTTCTCTTGTTTTTTCGTTTTTTGTCATATAGTTTGCCAGTTTTGTAAAATCCTCATCGTAAAACCGGCTTTTTTTGATCTGCGTAATATAGATTGCTCCGTGTTCCCATGCATCTTCGATCCATTCTGCCGCCCCTGATGTTTTTTTAATGACTAGATGGATGTGCCATGCACCCTTTGTGCCCCGCTCTATGTTTCTGATCCAGTAAAACGGAGTGTTTGCCTTTTTATATTTCGGACGGAGCTTTCGGAGTGCTTTTTGTAAGTCTTTTAGTGCCACTGTCATGTCTTTCGGTCTTTGCTCGACTTTGTAGGTGTATGTTACAAAGTAGTCTCCTGCATCAAAATATTCGATCAGTAATCGTCTGCATATCTTCGCTCGGTTGGCTTGGTTGACTGCCGCCATCTGTTCCGGCGTCGGTTTCTTTTTCTTTTGCCGTGCCTTTCCTTTTGCTCCATATCTTCCGTCTGGATATTCCTCTACGTCGTAGACGTCTCCGCCCCGTAATTTGTACGTTTTTCTCCGTGTTGCCATCTTTTATCTGTCCTAACTTTAATATCTTTATCGAGGTTTAAAAGCGGGAGTCCCCGCGTGTATCGCTTGACTTCCCGCCTCTTATTTGATACAATATATTTGTCCTAACAAGAGGCGGGAACGCCATCTTTTAAGCGCATCAGTTGCTGTGATGCGCTTTTTTTAATTGATTACATATGTACCGCCGCGCTTTTTTTGCTTTTCGCGCGCATACGCTTCGACTTCCGATCTGGTCATTGTCTTGCACTCTAATGCGTACGGATCTCCCCAGCGGATGATCCACAAAATAACTTCTTCTTTCATTTCATGAGGTGTTTCGCTGCTTCTCTCGCTATTTCTTGTGCTGATTTTTTTATTTCCTCTTCTATTTCTTCTTGCGTCATTGTGGATGTTTTAACTATTTTTTGCATTGACTTTTCTGCGTGTTTTTTTCCGTACTCTTCTTCGAGGATGTTTCTTATTCCTCTTAATATCATGACTGTTTCTGCTTCTAATAATATTAAATTTCCTTTTATTTCCACATTGCCTTTACTGCATTTAATCATCTTTACAAATTCCTTTCGTTAAAATGTTTTTTAGTTTTTGAATCTGATCTCCATCAAGTCCGCTAACATTAAATATTCTTGTGCTTTCTTTGTCTCTCCATGCGTTTCGCAGACCTTATCTCTGAACTGCGCAAGCGTTCCGTAGAAACATCCACAGCGTACGCCTACATCTCCATCTTTAAGCCGGAAGAATGTGGTTGTGCGATTACAAGATCCGAAACCGTGAGCATATGCATAATCCTTATCGCCGGAAACCCGTGCATCGCCGAAAACCTGTGCATCGCCGGAAACCCGTGCATTGCCGGAAACCCGTGCATTGCCGGAAACCTGTGCATCGCCGAAAACCCGTGCATTGCCGGAAACCCATGCATTGCCGAAAACCCGTGCATCGCCGAAAACCTGTGTATCGCCGGAAACCCGTGCATTGCCGGAAACCCATGCATTGCCGAAAACCCGTGCATTGCCGAAAACCTGTGCATTGCCGGAAACCCGTGCATTGCCGAAAACCCATGCATCGCCGAAAACCCGTGCATTGCCGAAAACCCATGCATCGCCGAAAACCTGTGCATCGCCGAAAACCTGTGCATTGCCGAAAACCTGTGCATTGCCGGAGATCCGTGCATCGTCGGAAACCCATGCATCGCCCATATGACTCAGGTTTTCTTCTTTTTCTATGTATCCTCCCAAATCCCCGGCTTTTACATTGCCAAACTCAATTAACGCTTTAATGCGAAACAGTTTCACGCCGGAAATATCTACAATAAATTCGCTTGTTAGTTTAAACTTCTTCACTTTTCTCATCCTTTCTGTTACAATAATCTTGGTTGTTTAGTTATGCGTCCTAGAGGCTGCCGCCTCTTATGGGCGCTTTTTTGTTCTGTAAACGTCAAAGTCTTCTTGGTTGCCTACGCTTCCCCACGATGTGATCTGATCATTTTTTACAAGTACGACCGTATTTACATAATCCTGATCGTATTTCAGACACCAATCTTCGAGCAGATCCAAGATGCAGTTCATTTCTTCTTCGGCGTCTTTCTTTATTTCTTCGTCCATTTCTTTGTTCACCTCCTTAGATCGGTCCTGCCTGCAGGATGTAAATAATCACAGCCATCACCGCATTTAACATCATGCTGGCAACCGTTACTGTGACCAGTCCTCTTGCAGCATTGTCTCTTTCTTTTCTTTTGCGCTGGATCTTTCGTTTC